CAGCTGCTAAATTGCCATTTGGTGATGGATCTTGGATTATAGGAAGGAGGGCTAGTAGGGTCGCCGTTTGCGCAAGTGTGGCATCAGCATTAGTTACTTATTTTGCGACACAACCCGAAACTGAAACAGACATACAAATCGCATAAATTTGACTTTATGGTATATTATACACTAATGGGATTATTCGATAGATTTTTAACAAATCAGACACCAACAATTCAGACAGATGTTGCTGCTGCCAATACGCCTTACAATTTACAACAAGCTGTTGGCGGTTTATTTTATGGAGCACAAACTGCAACGCGTGAACAAGCAATGTCAGTTCCGGCAGTAGCAAGAGCAAGAAATATAATTTGCTCAACAATCGGTTCATTGCCAATTGAAACTTACAATCATTTTACAAAAGAACATTTACCACCAAACAGAGTAATTATGCAACCAGATCCAAGAATTGCAGGATCAGCAATTTATGCATGGATTGCTGAGGACTTGTTATTTCATGGTGTTGCTTATGGTCAAGTTTTGGATAGTTATGCTGCATCAGATAACAGCAGAGTTCGTGCATGGACAAGAGTTGCACCAAACCGCGTAACTTATAACACTAATGCACAACAAACCGAAATCACCGAATACTTAATTGATGGAATGTTTATTCCTCAAAGTGGAGTTGGCTCGATCATAGTATTTTCAGGTTTAGATGAAGGTGTTCTTAATCGCGCAGGTCGTACAATAAGAGCTGCTCAAGAATTAGAAAAGGCTGCTGAGTTATACGCAAAAGAACCAGTTCCAACAATGGTGTTAAAATCAAATGGAACAAATCTTGCACCAGAGCGAATTACAAAACTTCTTGAGAGTTGGAAAATTGCTAGAAACACAAGAGCAACTGCATTCTTAAATGCTGATGTTGAATTAACTGCATTAGGTTTTGATCCCGAGAAATTACAATTAAATCAAGCGCGTCAATACCTTGCCACCGAATGCGCCCGCGCCGTAGGCATTCCGGCAAGTTTTTTATCTGCTGAATTAACAAGTCAAACATATAGCACGACCGTTATGGAACGCAAAGCCCTTATTGATTTCAGCTTGAGAAATCTAATAACTCCGATAGAGCAAAGATTATCTGCTGCTGATTTTGTTCCAAATGGTGTTGAAGTTCGATTTGACATTGATGATTTCTTGAGAGGTTCAGCATTAGAGCGTGCTCAAGTTTATGAAATCCTAAACCGCATCGGCGCGATGAGCGTTGAACAAATCCAAGAGGAGGAGGACTTGATCCGATGAAGATCAATTTCCCAGTAACACTAACCGCAGCCGATAGTCGCAAGCGCACAATCTCAGGAACAATTGTTACTTGGGGCGAGCGCGGAAACACTTCCGCTGGAGCAACAGTATTCGAAGAAGGATCAATTGATTTTTCAAAGCCAGTTAAATTATTACTTGAGCATGATCGCACTAGACCAATTGGCAAAATGATGGATATTACAGCTGACAAGAATGGCATTGAAGCAACATTTAAGATCGCTGGAACAATTGCGGGCGATGATAGTTTGCTTGAGGCAGCCGAAGGATTAAGAGATGGATTTAGTGTTGGCGTAATGGTTGATGACTGGAAAAACAAAGATGGTGTTATGTCAATCAGCGCAGCCAAGTTAATTGAGGTTAGTTTAGTAACTGATCCAGCAATTGACAGCGCAAGAGTTGCAGATGTTGCAGCAACCGAAACACCAGCAGAGAATTCCGAAGCAACCGCTGAGGATACAACAACACAGGAGGACAAAGTGTCTGACACAACTTCAGATGCTCCTATCGCAACCGAAGCGGTAGAAGCTGCTAAAACTGAGCCTGTGGCAATTCAAGCAAATCAACCAGTTGCTTACACAAAGCCACGCTCACCAATCAATTCAAAAGCAACATACCTAGAGCATTCAGTTCGTGCTGCACTAGGCAACGATGACAGCAAGTTATATGTTCGTGCAGCAGATGACACAACATCAAACAACGCTGGTCTTATCCCAACTCGTCAATTAACAGAGATCATCAACCCACTTTCAAATGCAGATCGCCCAGCGGTAGATAGCGTTTCTCGTGGAGTTCTTCCAGATGCAGGAATGTCATTTGAAATTCCTAAAATCACAGCTGTTCCTGTAGTTCAAGAGGAAGCTGAAGCAGATGCAATTATCGAAACAGGAATGACCAACTCATTCTTGACTGTTTCCGTTAAGAAGTATGCTGGAGGACAAACATTCTCAGTAGAACTTCTTGATCGTTCTTCACCAGCATTCTTTGATGAATTAGTTCGTCAAATGGAATATGCTTACGCAAAAGCAACAAACGCAGCAGTTCTAACTGGTTTAGCAACTGGCACAGATGGCGGAAACCGCACTCTTGATGCAGCTGGTTTGTTAGACTTCATTTCAGATGCAGGTGTTTCAATCTACACAAACACACTTGGCGTTGCTCAGAACATTGTTGCATCACCAGCACAATGGGGTGCAATTCAAAACCTTGCTGATAATGGTCGCCCTATCTACCAGAATTTGATTGGCAACTTCAATCAAGGTGCAGATTTAGGTTCAAACAGACTGGTAGGAAACTTACTTGGTCTAAACTTCCGCGTTGATCGTGGTTTAGATGGAACTGGCGACAACACAATTATGGTTGTTAATCCAGACTCATTTACATGGTATGAAAGCCCACGCGTTCGACTACAAACCAATGTTGCCCTAAATGGTCAAATTGAGGTTGCTTACTATGGATACGGCGCACTTGCAACAAAGGTTGCAGCTGGTTCATATCGTTGGATGGTTGCTTAATTAAGTAACTGACTTAATGCCTACTGGTGCTCCCGCTGGTAGGCAGCTAATAATGGGAGACTTAAAGGAGATGACATGCCAACCATAATTACCGCAAGCGAATTGCGCTCTGTGCTTGGTGTGTCATCTTCCTTGTATTCAGACGCTTACTTGAATCAAATTATTGACACAGCAGAAACTGTTATTTTGCCAATGCTTGTTACATTCAAAGCACCAATTCAAGCAACCTCATTGTCAGACAATGTTGCTACATTTACTACATTAGGAATTCATGAATTTACCGAAGGACAATCAGTTGTCATCACAGGATGCGGATCACCCTACAACGGAACAAGAGTTGTGTTGGCAGATAATCTTGGACAATATACCTTTTCGCAATCGATCACTAATGCCGATATACTCGAGGCTAATGTCATCCCATCCGGAGTTGCTACCCTTTCTGGCGCATCAACTTACGTTGGAAATGCAGCTGTTCAATCAGCCGTCTACACAGTTTCAGTCAATGTATTCCAAGCAAGACTTTCAAGCGGAGGACAAATAGAGGGTGTCGATTTCACCAGTACGCCGTTCAAAATGGGGAGATCTCTTTTCAACACCTGTGTGGGCTTGTTAGGCAGTTACATTGACACCGAAAGCATGGCTCAATAAATGCCTAATGAAACAATCCTTCAACAGATCCGCACACCTTTAGCAACTGCTCTATCTAGCGTTGCAGGAAATGTTTATGCATTCGTGCCCGAAACAGTTATTCCTCCAGCTGTTGTTGTTGTGCCTGACAGCCCATACCTAGAATTTGAAACAATTAGCAAAACAAACATTCGCGCCAAAGTTAATTTTACAATCTCAGTTGCAGTTGCATACAACAGCAATCCTGCATCACTCGACAATATCGAGCAGCTAGTCATAAGTGTTCTGGCAGTTATTCCAGCGGGATACATTGTCAGTTCGGTCGAAAGACCAACAGTCACCACAGTCGGAGCATCGACTTTGCTAATTGCAGATGTTCGAGTATCTACCTACTACACACGCACAGTCTAAGGAGAAATAATGGCAACCACAGTAATCACCGGTCGCGATATTTCGTTGTCTTTCACAGGTGGAACAGACATCGAAGCACAAGCAACCAGCGCAGTTCTAACAAAGGTCAATGAGCGTCAGGTGTATCAAACACTTGATGGCGAGGCTTACAAAACAACAAACATTTCAGGAACATTTGCTTTATCAATGTTGGCTGATTGGGGCAAGACAAATTCTGTTTGTGAGGCTCTATGGGCAGCAGCAGAAAGCGCACCAGATACAGACATTACAATCACACTTGTAGCTGCAACTGGAGCATCATTTTCTTTTCCAGTAAAGCCTGAATTCCCAACCGCTGGAGGCGGAGGAATTGATGCACAAACTGTTGATTTTGAATTCACAGTTACAGGCGGATCAGTAACAGAAACATTTAGTTAAAAAATAGAAACGGGAGCATAAAATGAAGTTAGCACTTACAATTACATATAACTCAGGTGAAGAAGTGACAGTCGTTGCCCAACCACCTGAGTTTGCGCGTTGGGAAAAGGAAACAGGTAAAGTCATAACCAACTGGTCAAAGGATGGTTATGTTGGAATGTGGGATATGTTGTTCTTATCTCATAGTGTTCTTAAAAGAACATCCGATAAACCTGTCAGACCTTTCGAGGCTTGGATGGATATTGTCGATGGTTGCAAAATTGCAGAAGTCGGTGATGCAAACCCAAAAGTCACCCAGTAGGAAGCCTAAGTAGATTATTGGTTGAGTTGGCAATAGCCACAAAAATACCAATGAGCGAATGGGTTGAAGCAGAGGATATTTTAACAGCGATCGAAGTATTGGAGGCTCGGAATGGCAGTTAGCACCGAACCTTCAATCTTCTTTTCAAAAAGAGAATTAAATCAAATCTCAAGAGTTTTTCGCAACATGGATGATATTGCTAAAGATCAAGCCAAAAGAAAAATTCAAGAATTGGTTGGCAAGCAATTATCTGCAATTAGAGCCATTGCTAGATCAAGAGGCAAAGTTGCAGAAAGAGTTGCCGATGGCGGACAAGTTAAAAAGTCATCATTGCAAGGTGAATTGAAGTTTGGTTTTGCTTCACAAAGATTTTCAGGCGGTGCAACAACTCAATTCAATACTCGTAATGATGCAAAAGGTAATCGCAAAGGTATTGGTGCTGGTGCAGAATTTGGATCTAGCAATTACCCACAATTTCCAAGATGGTCTGGACCGATGCCAAAAGGTCCGGGTTCAAGAGGTTGGTTTATCTATCCAGCAATTAGAGCATCACAACCTGAAATTATAAAAGAGTTTGAAGAAATCATCACAGGTATTGTAAAGGAATGGTCAGATGGCAGCGAATAGTAATAGATCATTAACCCTTTCAATTGTTGCGGATATTGATAATCTTCAAAAGGGATTAAAAAAAGCAGATACCGAAGTTGAAACATTTGGCGATAAGGTCGGGGCATTTGGAAAGAAAGCTGCTGCTGCATTTGCTGTTGCTGCTGCTGCTGCCTTTGCTTATGGCACTAAATTAGCCGTTGATGGGGTCAAGGCTGCAATTGAAGATGAGCAAGCACAACTCAGATTAGCCAATGCTCTAAGGACTGCCACAGGGGCAACTGAGGGTCAAATAAAGGCAACTGAGGATTTCATTCTCAAGACATCACTTGCAACAGGCGTTGCTGATGATCAACTTAGACCAGCGATGCAAAGACTTGCAGTCAGCACAAAAGATACTGGTGAAGCACAAAGACTATTAAGCCTTGCTTTAGATATCTCAAAAGGTAAAGGGATCGAATTAGAAACAGTCGCAAACGCGCTTGGTCGTGCTCAAGATGGCAACACTACAGCTCTTGGCAGGTTAGGACTTGGATTATCTAAAGCTGAACTTTCAACTTTATCTTTTACCGAAGTTCAAGCAAAACTATCTGAACTTTATGGTGGGGCAGCTGCTACAAACGCAGAAACATTTCAAGGAAAGATCGATCGCTTAAAGGTTGGATTTGATGAGGCTAAGGAAAGTCTAGGAACAGCATTGCTACCATTTGTTGAAAAGTTTATTACATTCCTAAGTGAAACAGGTATCCCAACCCTCAATGGATTTATTGCAGGATTAACAGGCGATGAAGGCTTAAGTGCAGCATTAACAGAAACTCAAAGAGGTGCAGAAAGTTTTGGCAAAACCATCGCAGCTATCTCAGGCATTATTTCAGGATTTATTACATTCCTAAGAGAAGCAATTGGTTTAGTCGTATCACTTGCCAACGAATTGATCCGAGCAGTTAATATCATTCCCGGAGTTAATATCGGTGCAATCCCTAACCCAGCACCATCATCTAAGTTGCCAACAGTTCCAAGTAGACCTAATGGCGGATATACAACAGGCGGTGGAGTAACAAACATAACTGTAAATGCCATTGATGGCGAAGGTGCTGCAAGAGCTGTGGCGAAGGTAGTTAATCAAAGTGCAGCTCGATCAACTCCAGCATTAAGTTATCAAGCAATTAAGGCAGCAGCAGGATAATGACTGCTTGGTCGCCGGATTGGAAACTTACTGTCGCTGGTGTGGATTATACTGACATTGCAATAAGCGATATTCAACATGAGGCTGGTCGCACAGATATATATCAGCAACCAAATCCATCTTATATTCAAATTACATTTGTTGCTTTATCTGGTCAAACCTTGCCATTTGATATAAATGATAGTTTAGATTTACAGGTTAAAAATAGCGCAGGAACTTATGTCAATTTATTTGGTGGGGATATAACAGATATTACTGTTGCCGTTGGAGCAACTGGTGCAATTGCAAGCGTGGTCGAATACTCAGTCCTTGCAATGGGATCACTTGTTAAATTAGCAAAAGAATTATTTAGCGATGCAATAAGTCAAGATGAAGATGGCAATCAAATCTATGATCTATTGTCTAGCGTATTACTTGGAACTTGGAATGATGTGCCAGCTGCTTCAACATGGTCAGGTTATGATGCAACCGAAACATGGGCTAATGCATTAAATCTAGGACTTGGTGAAATTGATACTCCTGGTCTTTACACAATGCAAAGTCGAGGTGGCGGTCAAGCGCCAGATACCATTTACAACATTGCAAGTCTTATAGCAAATTCAGCATTTGGTTATTTATATGAGGACAATCAAGGAAACATTGGCTATGCAGACGCAGATCACAGACAAAATTACTTGCTCACAAACGGGTATGTTGATCTTGATGCTAGACATGCATTAAGTCAAGGACTTAGCACAATTACTCGATCAGGTGATATTCGAAATGACATTATTATCAACTATGGTTCAAATTTTAGTCAGGAAAAAACTGCAACCTCAGCAACCTCAATTGCCATTTATGGCTACAAAGGCGAGAGTGTGCAATCAACTATCCATTCAGCTGTGGATGCTCAAGCTGTGGCAGATCGCTATATTGCTCAAAGAGCCTTTCCACAACCAGCATTCCAGAGCATTACTTTTCCAATCACAAATCCAGAGATTGACAATAGTGATCGAGATAATCTGCTTGGGGTATTCATGGGGCAACCTCTAAACATACAAAACCTACCTGCTCAAATCTCAAGCGGTGAGTTTGAAGGATATGTTGAAGGTTGGTCATGGAGCACTAGGTTTAATGAATTATTCCTGACAATTAACTTGTCGCCTGTGGCTTATAGCCAAGTGGCGATGAGATGGAATACAACACCAATCACAGAGGCATGGAACACTTTAAGCCCAACATTGACATGGGAATACGCTACAATCGTATCCTGAGAATAGGACAAAATGGCAACCACTACTAATTACAGCTGGAGCACTCCAGATGATACCGCTCTGGTCAAAGATGGCGCAGCAGCGATCCGTTCACTTGGAACTGCGATTGACACAACAGTATTTAACAATGCAGGTGCAGCAATTGCTAAAACCATTGTTGATGCTAAAGGTGACATTATTGCAGCCACAGCAGCAGACACAGTTTCAAGATTAGCCGTTGGTGCAAATGACACAGTTTTAACTGCTGATAGCACTGCTGCTACTGGATTAAAATGGGCTACTGCTGCAAGCGGTGGCATGACTTTATTATCTACTACTACATTAAGCGGAACTTCTACAACTATTAGCGGTATTGCAGGAACATACAAATCTTTAGTTGGTTTTATTTACGGAATTAATTTTTCAGCAAATGATTACTTAATTGTTAATCCAAATAGCACGGCTGCAACCTCAACTACTGGAATTTTTAATTCTAATTTATTTCAATATGCTACTGATAGTTGGTATTTAACTTCTGCCGGTGATTACATTCAGTCAGCAAATACAAATAATTCTTTTAGTTTTACAATTGATAATTATGCAAGTTCCACAAATTACAAACCCGTATCATGGCAAGGTTCTTTTACTTCAAATGTTGCTCGTTCAATAATTGGCGGTGGAGGTTTTAGAAGTAACACGGCAATTACCAGTTTACAGATTAAAAATGATAGTGCAACAACTTTTAACGCTGGAACACTTCTACTATACGGAGTAAATTAAAATGACTAAAGCAAAAAGACCACTGATAAGAATTCATGACCTAGAATTAAATGAGGTTATTGACAGAGAAATGGATGATGCTGAGTTTGCTCAATATCAAACGGATCAAGAAAACAATCAAACACGAAAAACCGAAGCCGAAGCAAAGGCGACTGCTAAAGCAGCAATCCTTGATCGTCTTGGTTTAACTGCCGATGAAGCAAAATTGTTACTTGGCTAATGAAGGCTTGGTTATCTAAAGCTGCTGTTCAGTTAAGAGAGCAAACCGATGACTGCTTCC